TTACTTCATGTTGTAAATCTTGAATATTATCTACTTCAGTATAGTAAAACTTAAAAGTATGGATAATATTTTCTGTTAATTTAAAGAAAGCATAATGGATGCGTTCACGATATATCTTATCTTTTAATTCAAAATCAGTAGTACTATTATATTCATTAATAGCATTTTCTGTATCTTGGGTAAAATATTGAACACCTTTAGGTTTTCTTTTTTTAGCCTCTTGTATCTCGATCATAAATTTTTAATTTTAAAAGCATTTAATGCTTCTTGAAGTTGTTTAACAGATTGGAAAAAGAAACCAATTTCATCATCTGATTCAAATGAGCCTTTATGATCTATTTCTTTAAGTTTTTTATCTGATAATTCAATTATACCTGATATTCTACTTAAGTACTCCATATATCCTGCTAAGATATCTTCTTGGCGTTCATTCTTTTTAAGAAGGTTAAAGGTCGTGAATCCTAAGACCACGACCATTAAGCCTAATATTATTGTTAATACTATCATATATTATCTAACATATCCATTAAGCCTTGAGATTTAACATTACTTAATGTTTTAGTTTTAATTGTTTGTTTAGGTACTTTAGTGACAGCAAAATTATTTACTTTTTTAACTTCACCTTTCAATTTAGGGTTCCATTCACGCTCAAACTCGATACGGGCAGCCATTAAATCAGCTTGATGAGCAATATAAATTAATGAAGTACGAGGTTTAGTTTCTGGTGACCAAGACATTAAGTATGGCTTGTTAGCATCATCATATAAACCATCATGTAATTTAATTGTTAACCACTCGTTTTTAGACATTTGAATACCATGAGAAAGTAATAAATGTAAACTACGATCTGGTACTGACATAAATTCTAAGCGATCATTAAATTTATAATCTTCACCTAATTTATCTTTACGCCATTGATCATCCTGAGGAATGTAAGCGTCATTATGTTCATCACCCATTTTGCCTAAATCATGATTTAGAGCTGCAAATACTAATTCTTCTTTAGTATAAGTAGACTCGTCCACTCCCATTTCAATCCAAACGTTATTTAATTTAAGAGCGCAATCTACTACTCGTAATACGTGATCTACATAACCACCTGGGAAGGCATTATGATATTCTTTCTTATGAGCAGCTGGCATTAACATAATACGTTCTGAGTATTTAGAATAAAAATCTAATAATTGTGAGCAACGAGGTTCACTGATGTAAGATTTAATTGTTTCTTCAAAATCTATCCAGTTTTGTTGGATTTGTTCTGCTGTTAAAGTCATATTAATTATACATTGTTTGTTCAGATTCAACAAATAAACGAGTTTGTTCGATGATATCTTTTAATTTATTAATACCTTCTAAATACACTTCTAAAGGTTGTTCTTGTTTAACAATAAAATTCAGTTGGTTAGCAAGGCTATCCATTTTATCTAATTGATGTAATACGTTGTCTTTGTTTTTCATAAGTTTATTATTTGTTTTATATCCCGTGGTCACATTCCACGTTCTTTATATCCTACGTTTTAGATGTTTCCTAAAACCCGTATCTATATAATACAAATTAGGATTTACGAGGCCAAGCTATTTTTAAGAGGGGTTTGCTACGTCTTGTATTTTTTTAAGAAGAGCACAATTCTCATATTCTTCTAAATCTTCAAAGTGAGAGAGTGCTAATGATAAAGCTTTTAAAAATTGCTCATCTGAATATAGTATGAGACAATCTCGATGCATTTGGTTAGTAGTATCTATTTTAGAAATATGATCCATAGCCCTAGTAAATACCATCATACCACCAGCTAATTTAATGTCATTTACATCTAATTTAGGGTCAGATGATTCAAAAAATTCTATCATCTGTTTACTAAATATTTTATAATTTATGATTAACTTTTTAAACATTCCCATCCAGACAATAGGATGATCTGACATATCTACTTGAGTAGTAGTCTCATTTTCCTCTCCAGGGGACTTAAATAAGTTAAAGATATCATCAATATTCATATATATAAATATATGTTAAACAGGAGAATAGCGGCTTTAGGCCGCTATAATAAAAAATTGTGGATGTGTTATTGACAGGTTTAAATTTATCCTTTAATTAATTGTTTTTGCTCTTTTAATGTAGCAGACATTTTATCAATTCTTGAGTCTACATAAGACACAGTGTTATTAAATTTAATATCTAATTCACGCTGCAACTCAGTGACCTGATGATCGGAATGGCGTCCTATTTCATCTAATCTACGATCCAAATCTTGGCGTAGATGATTTAAATTTTCCCACCCATCACGTTCAATATTCTTACTTTGTTGTTCTTGTTCTTTAATTACTTTTAACAGTTTAGTAATCTTAACTATACCCCAAACAGTTGTGGCTACAAAAGTAGCTCCAACAATCGAGAGCATACCTAAAACGAAATACATTGTTTCCATATTTATTTTCTCCTTATTATTATGTCAAAGAACACATCCACAATTGTGCGCCCTCCTGGGATCGAACCAGGTACCTACTGATTATGAGTCAGTTGCTCTAACCAAATGAGCTAAGGGCGCTATTTGAGGTCCCGAACGGAATCGAACCGCTGTATGAGCTTTTGCAGAGCCCCACCTAACCACTCGGCTACAGGACCTTTTGTACTCAAGGCAGGAGTTGAACCTGCACGAGCTGCCATTATAATGACCTTATCTTGTTCAGATAATTTTTTACTCACGTTGTTATAACCATACGTCGCGTCTACCATCGACCAGGGCCTCCTGATCCTTTCGCCACTTGAGCATATGATGAATATAGTATATATCCATTAAGAAGCCAAACTCTTATTGATAAAAAAAGTCGGGCTTAACCCGGCTTTAAACGACTACTTATATTTTATCGTTATAATTGCTCATTCGGGTTAGTAGGTGGGGTATCCGTGGGATTTGGCGTGTTATTCTTGGCTTGCTGTTTCATCTTAACAACGTTTTCTATAACAGTTAAACCTAATCCACCACCAGCAATTAACGCGATTGAATCGAACATGAACTCAGGTGTGATGTGTTCTTCATTCTTATATGTAGCTATATATGCTAGAGATATAACAACGAATAGAGCTAAAATTGAAGCGAAACGCTTGCTTGATGTATCAGAAGAGCCTGATAATAAGTCTTTAAAGAATTTTTTCATAGTGTGTGTTTTGATATAAATACAACAGAGAAAGGAGCTTTCGCTCCCTTCTTAATAATCAACCTTAAACTAATTAGGCAGCAAACTCAGCTGCTAACTCATACAATTTAGCATTTAAATCTAAATCTTGTTTGAAGTTCTTAATCTTACGAGCTTTTCTTACTTTAGCTCCTGATTGGTATTCAAACATTCCTTGAGTAATTTTTTCTTGAATCACATTAAACACACTCCATAAATTAGTACCACGATCTTCAGGTCTAGTGGCTGTAGTTAAGGCATTATAATCAATTGCAATGTTTTGCGCTTGTTCTTCACCAAAACGTATTTGAACTGCTTTACGAGCAAACTCTAAAATTTGTTCTTGAGCTAGTTGTGTTTGTTTAAATTTATTCATTGACTCAACTGCCAACGGTAACGCTTCTACCATTGTACTAATAACAGTTTGTAACTCATTAAAATCATATCCATAGTGACGAATTTTCATATTTTCAAACTCTTGAGTTGAAATTACTAAACCATTCTCACAAATCATCCTAAATAACCCAGCTGTGAATGTAAATGCATTTTTACCGTCATGACTATTAGTTAATAGAATTTGTGGAAAAACATTATCACCATCTTCACCTTCAATGAATAGATCATTATTACGGAACACTACTAAGTGTTTTTGAAATCCTTCACCTTTACGGGCGCGTACTTGTTTAGCGTCTACTACACCCCATCCTAATTCTTCCATATCATCAATGATCTGTTTAGTTGAGATATGTGAATACTTTTGACTTGTACCTGGGGCACTTGTAGTTGTGAAAATTGAACTTGCTTTTTCCTTAATTTCAGGAGAAGTTAAGAACGTGTTGTTGTTTAAATCTAGTGGCATAACCTTTATTTATTTATTTGTTTATAATTCTTGAATTAATGAACACATACGACTGATTGTGTTTCTGTATTTTTCTCTATAATCCATTCTCCATGGATCCTTATCTATATCCTGGGCTAAAAGAACTGCCTGATCTGCATATATCTTTAATCTCTCAGGTGTAGTACCTTCAAATTCACCTTCTAGGGCATCAATTGTAGGTGCAATGAATATTTTTTGAACTGCCTTACGGCCTCGTTTTATAGGTTCAGCTGTGCTTACTTCTAATTTAACTTCTTGTTTTTTTGACCCGGGTGGGCGACCTCTTCTTTTTTCCATAACCTTTATTTATTTGTGTTTTTAATTATACCTAAATATAATATCCTTATCCTGGTGAGCCAAACTTTTAATTAAAGATACTTACCACTCCAAATACAATCAAAAATACTGCTCCTAACACAACTGTGTGTGCAATAGTTCCATTTATTTCATCAATAAAATTAAACTCACGATTTCTTGTAAAATATCCTTTAATAAAACGAACAATTGATACTGTTGTGAATAGTGATAAGATGAAAATTTGTGTGCTCATAACCGTCATTATTAATTATTATAAGCTAAATATAACATCAACTCACCAGGAAGCCAAACACTTACCCGGAAAGGTTAATGGAGAGTACTAAAACGTTGGAAATTAATAGACTAGACAATTTCTAGGGTAACATTGTCACCTACTTCACGAATCACCGCTAAAGCGTCCTGAGTTGCTACTACTATAACTGGGTAGTTATCATCGTCATTCAACCCAACCATTTGCATTAAATCGGCTCCTTCAATTACTTCTTCGATTGAGGCTGATTGGTCAACCACTGTGTCTAATTCAGTTACTTTAATTTTTGTAGTTGATTCATAAATCCCATAATCACCACTAGATAGAGATAATCCAGATAAAGCCTGTTTAATATCAAGTAACACTTGAGGTGGCTCAGTGGACAGTATTAAATGGTCCACTCCTATACCTTGCATTAAACTAGAATCACTTATATCTGCAGGAGTGAACGGAACAATAATTCCACCTACTTCACCCCCAATAAAATTACCACTTTGTAAACCTATAGGAGCTAATTTACTAATCCATAAGCTCCAACTACCTGGATATAAGGTATTATCTGAGAAAATTGTCTTATATACTTCTAGTAACATAGTATACATCTTAACACCCAGTCCTTTGCCGCGGTACTTCGGGCTAACGTATGTTAAATGTATCTCTGCACCAGGTAGGCGATATGGTTTAGTACGCCCAGAAGACGCGTTGATATATATTTTTTCTACCTCTACTTGCCCTATAACATAATCATCTAAAGTAGTACCTTTAGTATTTACTAAATATAAAGTACCACGATAAGAAGAAGGAACTATAAACTCATAGTCACCATCAGATATAAGAGTTGTTTTC